CATTCTTTTCTAGTCTTTCACATTTCTCCCACAATAAATCGTAGGCATCTTTCTTAACATAATCTTTTTTATCTTGTATCATTTTAAACCTCTCTCTCTTTATAGATACATATAGAGATACTATAACAAATACTGTAAAGAAACTCTATAGGTCTTCTAAGTAACGTTTATTTTTTTGTCTGTCAAACTTTTTTTTATCTTTCTTTATTTTAGTTCTAAATTGTTTATTTTCTTTTATCTCTTTAGCCATTGGATTTCTAGGCTTTAACACACCATTCCAATATAGATTTCCTATGTTAGTTCTTTTCATAGTTGACAATCCTCCTATCTATCAATTATACAGATGATAGTCATTTTGACAAGGGGATGTGAGTGATAAAAAAGTTTTTATTAAATTTGTCTTTTTTAGTTGTAGAGTGTTTATTTACCTTTCTATCTACCACTCACATTATTCTTGTTGATGATTAAATCTCCTCAAAGAAATGTCAATGAAGGTAAATCACTCGCCTTCATTGACATTGAAACTGATTCTTTAGATGCTAGTAAAATTTATGTGTGTTGTGTGAAGAGGACAACTGACAAAGAAGTTCACGTCTACAGAGAAGCTGACAAGTTCAAGAAAGAAACTACTGACATTGACAAGTTCATTGGTCATAACATCATTGACTTTGATGCTCCTGTACTTAACAGACTTTGGAATACAAACCTGACAATTGACAAACTGTATGACACTTTAGTCCTATCACAGATATTATCACCACAAAGAGAAGGTGGGAATAGTTTGAAGATGTGGGGGATGAGGTTAGGTTTTGGTAAGATAGAGTTTGACAACTTTGATCACTACTCAGAAGAGATGGTAACATACTGTAAGAATGACGTTATACTTACAGAGAAGCTTTACAGAAAGCTGACAAAAGATAAAGAACAGTATAAATTTTCTGACAAGTCTATCGAACTTGAACATAAAATTAGAGATATTGTAAGACGACAAACAAAGCATGGCTTCTATTTGGATGAACAAAAAGCACATACTTTGTATATCGAAACAAAATCAAAGGCTGACAAAATTAAGACTGACATTCGTAAACAACTTAAACCTAAACCTGTAGCTGACAAAGAAGTGAAGGTAAAGTATAAAAAAGATGGTAGCATCTCTAAGGTGGGTTTACGTGGATATGATATTAGTGGTGATTGTACTTTCTTTAAATATCAAGAGTTCAACCTAGATAGTCCAAAGCAGATAGTAGAACGTATGAATGAATTTGGTTGGAAGCCTGTAGATTTTACACCAAAAGGTACACCAAGAGTAACAGAGAATAATTTAGCAACACTACCTGACAATGCTCCTGAAGTTGCAAAGAAGGTAGCTGAATGGAAGATGCTAGAAACAAGATGGAAAACAATTAACAGTTGGCTTGACAATTTAGGTAATGACAGTCGTGTACATGGTAGAGTACAAACTTTAGGTACAGTAACAGGAAGGATGAGTCATTCAGATCCTAACATGGCTAACATAATATCAGTGAGAAAACCATATGGATACGAATCAAGGTCATGTTGGACAGTTCAAAATACATCAAGATACTGTCTTGTTGGGATGGATGCTCAAGGCTTGGAGTTACGAATGTTGGCACATTATATGGGAGATCAAAGGTACTCCTCTATTGTTGTTGATGGCGATCCACACTCAGAAAATCAACAAAAGGCACAGTTGCCTACAAGGGATATGGCTAAGACCTTTATCTATGCCTTCCTATACGGAGCAGGAGTTGCCAAGATTGGTAAAATCGTCAACGGAAGTCCTGCTGATGGCACTACACTTAAAAAGAGATTTTTAAAGAACCTACCAAGTCTTAAACGTCTGATTGACAAAGTGCAAACTGCTGCACAAAGAGGACACATAAGAGGACTTGACGGAAGAAGAATATTCATAAGACATCAACACGCTGCACTCAATTCTTTACTACAAGGTGCAGGAGCAATTGTATGCAAACAGTGGAGTATTTTTATGGATGAAGCAATTCACCGTGAAAGGCTAAATGCCCATTTAGTCAACACAATTCACGATGAACTACAATACGAAGTTGACAAAGATCACGCAATTCGTATAATAGAACTTGCAGATAGCACTATGCAGGATGTTGGTAAATTCTTTAATATGAGAGTTCGCCTTAATGCAGAAGCTAGGCAAGGTAACAATTGGGCAGAAACGCACTAACGAAAGTGAGGTAAACAATGATAGTACGTGGAACAGCAATGTGGGCAAGTGTATTCGATAAGAATACTTTGTCAGACAAGTATCAGATTGATATTTGCAATCTAGACAAATCAACTGTCAAGGAGTTAGAAAAGGCAGGAATGAATGTCAAAAAAGGTGAAGGTGAAAAAGCTGATAAAGGTCAGTTTATCACTGCCAAATCTACATTCCCACCAAAGGTGATGGATAAAGCTAAACGTAGTTGGGATGAAGATACTAAGATCGGCAATGGATCTGCAATCAAATGCAGTGTTGATCTCTATGATTGGAGCATGAATGGTAAGACAGGTGTTTCAGCAGGGATTAAAGCCGTGATGGTAACTAACCTCATCGAATATGGTGGAGATGATGAGTTAGAAGCAGAGGAAGAAGTCGAAGACGAACTGTGAAAACCATCGACACATTAATTGATGATGTTAATAGTCTTGCTGAAGAAGGTGTAGACGTAAAGCATCATCAAACCTCTATCGATAAGTTCTCAAAGAATATGCGAGAGCTTATCGAAGAGTTTCTTAGCAGTAAGGAAAAGGGTAAACGTGAGTTTAGATTACGTATGTCTGCTCTTGGAACTCCTGCTAGGAAACTTTGGTATCAGAAGAATACGATAAACGAACTTGACACATTTAGTGGAAGCCGTCTTATCATGTTCTTTTACGGACATATGATAGAGGAACTTGTCTTGTTGTTGGCTGAAGTGTCAGGTCATAAAGTAGAACATAGACAAAGAGAATTAAAACTTGGTGATGTGTTAGGTCATCAAGATGCTGAAATTGATGGTGTGTTAGTTGATGTAAAGTCTGCATCTTCTTACTCATTCGATAAATTTAAGCAAAGTAAGCTATACGAAGACGATCCATTTGGGTATATAACTCAGATATCTGCTTATGCTCAAGCATCAAAGAATGATGATGCAGCCTTTTGGGCATTTAATAAACAAACGGCAGATACAACTCTTATGCACGTAGATAAGACTTATCTTATTGATGCAGTGAAAAGGATAAAATACCTAAAAAAAATTTTAGACTCTGACGTTCCACCCAAAAGATGTTATGAAGAGCAGTTTGAGGGAAAGACAGGCAACAAAAAACTAGATAAGAATTGTACGTTCTGTCCTTATAAATATGAATGTTGGAAAGATGTTAACAATGGTGAAGGTCTACGTGTATTTAAGTATGCGAGAGGTCGTGTGTACTTGACACACATAGAAACTATGCCAAAAGTAGAAGAGGTATTATAGATGTCAGATATCGTGGAATCACATCTACCCTGCCCTGACTGTGAGAGTTCAGATGCTTTAGCTAGAAACAAAGATGGTTCTACCTATTGCTTTGCTTGTTCAACACATACAAAGGCAGACAATGTAATTAAAATGTTAAATAATTTAACAATAAGAAAGAAAGAAAAGATGTCTTTGAGTAAAAGAAAAATACTTAAAGAAACTGCAAGAAAATATAATATTGTTGAAGCAGATAACTCTATAAAGTTTCCCTATTATGATTCAGACAATGCAAGGATAGGGTATAAAGTTCGTAGTACAACAGAGAAGAAGTTTTCTTTTGAAGGTAGTAATAAGAAAGCTTTACTGTTTGGTCAAAACCTATTCAACAAAGGTGCAAAATATATAACTATTACAGAAGGTGAGGTTGATGCACTTTCTGCATATCAGATGCTAGGTTCAAAATATCCATGTGTATCTTTACGTAATGGTGTAGCAGGAGTAGCAAACGATATAAGACACAGTTACGATTGGTTGATATCGTTTGATCATATAGTGATTTGTTTTGATGATGATGAAGTTGGCAGACAAGCAAGTAAAAAGGCTGCAGAATTATTATCACCAAAAGCACGTATCATGCGTATGTCTTATAAAGATGCTAATGACTATCTACGAAACGAAGAAGGTGCTAGGTTTACTAGAGAATGGTGGGCATCAGAAGCACCACAACTAGAAGGTATAGTTGCAGGACATGACTTACTTGAAGCAGTTATGTCAGGTCCAACACTACCATCCTGTCTGTATCCCTACGTGGGTTTAAATGATCTGACTTACGGAATAAGAATGTCAGAACTAATTACCATTACGGCAGGAACAGGTATAGGTAAGTCAAGCTTTCTACGTGAGATAGTATATCATATGCTCACAGAAACACAGGACAATATAGGACTGATGTTTCTTGAAGAGGATGTAGCAAAGACTGCAAAGGCTATAACAGGACTTCACCTTAACAAACCAATACATCTACCCAAAGTAGAATATACAGATGAAGAACTGCGAGAAGCTTTTGATGAAACAATGGGTAAGAAAAGGATCTACCTGTTTGATCACTTTGGTTCTAATGAGATAGATGAAGTTGTAAACAGAGTAAGATACTTTGCTAAAGTACTTGGTTGCAAGTATGTAATTATAGATCACATAACGATCATTGTAAGTTCACAACAATCAGGTGATGAACGTAGAAGTCTTGATGAGATAATGACACGACTACGTACACTTGTGCAGGAGTTACAGATTTGTTTAATGATAGCAAGTCATCTAAGAAGACCTGCCAATGGTTCACATGAAGAAGGTGGAGTTACATCTCTAGCACAACTACGTGGATCTCATAGTATTGGTCAGCTTAGTGATATTGTTCTTGGCTTGGAAAGAAACGGACAGGCAGAAGATATAGAAGAAAGACACACCACACGTGTGAGAGTTATAAAGAATTGATTTTCAGGCTTGACAGGTCCTGCGTGTGCTTTAACTTATAATAGAGAAACAGGAAGAATGCTAGAGATAGTAGATGACTTTGAAAACGCAGAAGGAGAACTATAATGCCATTCATAGTACAAGCAAAGATAACAGATATAGATATCACAGATAATCCTTTGGTATTCTATGTTTACCCGGAAAGCCTAGATGCAACAGGTGGATCTGAGTTTACTAAACGATTAAGAAAGAATGCAGATCAATGCTTACCTCTTGTAATTAAACAGAAAGGTTTTAAAACTAAAGATTCTTTTTGGCTTGATGATGACTTTGACTTTGCAAGAAAACATTTTGTAGATACACAGGACAGAATTAAAGTCTTGATGAATAAACATGAAGCAACTGTAGTATTCTCATTAGATAATTTATATACGGAGATAGATGAGATACTCAAGTACTCTCCATTGTTTCATAAATTCTATATTGATCAGATAGAGTTTATGAGAGATAGGTGGAAGCCACGTGCAGTTTAGAAGTGGATTTGAAAAAGGTTTTTCTGATTACCTAAGAAGTCTTAAAGTAGATTTTGTTTACGAAAAGAAACTTATAGAGTATGTAGCTAAACCTAAAACATATAAACCTGATTTCTATCTTGTTGATCAAGATATCTACATTGAAACAAAAGGATATTTTGATCAGAAGGATAGAGTAAAGCATTTACTTATAAAAGAACAGCACCCTCTTTTAGATATAAGATTTATATTTATGAACTCTGGCTTAAAAATAAGTAGACTAAGCAGCACAACTTATGCTAAATGGTGTAAGAGAAATAATTTCTTGTTTGCTGATAAATTTTTACCTGAACAATGGTTAAAGGAAAAGAAATGATGAATGAAAAAGATGCAGAAAAAGTTGGTGAACTATTAGCAAAGATGCCTAGTGGTTATGGTTATATAATATTAGAACCTGATGAATTAGATCCTAAAGCTTTCTCAGTAAAGATGGTAGAGAAGTTTAAGAAGGATAAGTATAGTTTAACTGTAAACCATATTCTTAGAGGTCTTTTATGGATAATAGAGAATGATATAGATTACGTTCTTGATGTTGGTGAGGAAGACTTAGTTGAAGAAATATCTAAAGTAAGAAAAGAAAAGTTTGATAATACAAATGTTTTAGATTTCTTTTCCAAGACAGATAAAAAGAAACACTGACGTGACAGTAGAGTATGTAGTTATGGAAGAAGATCTTGTAAACAAACCACCTCATTATAATAATTCTAAGATTGAATGTATAGAAGCTATTGAAGCTGCAACAGGTGAAGGATATGAATACTATCTTCAAGGTAATATCCTAAAGTACCTTTGGAGATACCGTTATAAAAATGGTGTAGAAGATTTAAAAAAAGCACAATGGTATTTAAAAGATTTAATAAGGATATGTGATGTCAACAAAGAACAAAGAAAAAAATAGAAGACCAAGCATTAACATGAATTGTGGACAAGGATTGATCGTATCTGTATCTTTTGATCCTGAAACAGGAAAGCCTTTTGATGTGTTTTTAGTAGGTAGAGGATATAAAGCAAGTGACGTTCCTCTCAACCAAGCTCTTTATGAAGCAGGAGTAAACATATCAAAAATTATGCAGGGAGAAGATGACTAAAACAGTAATACAATCTCTTGTTTACTATTTAACTACAAAAGGTGACATAGAGTTGGAACGTAAACGAGTAAGTCCTGAAGAATTTTTAAAATATTTTGAAACTAAAAAACCTGACTACCCTAATACCTATGATCTTTATTCTTTTATTAAGTGTGTAGATAGCCTTTTAAATGAAACACAGAAAGAATCAGAGAAATTAGTACACACAACGGTAGAAAAAGACAAAAGAGAAAAAAATGGATCTATATAAAGACCCTCAGATAGGTGAAACAGATGCTCCGGGTGTGTTAGTACCTGAGTATCCTTACATACAACTCAATGATCTTGAAATCGAGATAGGATCAATTATTGCAAAAAAACGTAATTCTAACAACAAAAAATTAGGAGTTACAAGTAACTTAGTTATTTCTGATGAAGAGAAGGCAGATAGAGAAGGTTTGCTATCAGAATTAGCTTTTTGTAGAATAGCAAAAGTATATCCACATGAAGTTTTTAGGATAGGATATACTTCAAAGAAATTTGGTGGTGACAAGGGCGATGCTTTTATAGGTAATTTATCTATAGACGTTAAGTCTACCACGCACTTCACTGGTAAATTAATCTCAATGACAGATAATAAACTTATAGATTACTTTGCTTTGATGGTAGGAGAGAACGGTGCATACACACTCAAAGGTTTGATGCCACGTTCAGAACTTTGTGTTGAAAAACGCTTTGGTCATCACCAAATATTTAGAAGACCTTGTTATATGGCAAGGCAAAGAGATTTACTAAGTTGGACACAATTTCTAGAAAAGGAGAATACAAATGTCTGAAGAACAAACACCACAAGAAAAACCAATAACAATAGATGATATTCATAGAATTATTATTGGTGAAGATAAATATAAAGTTATCAATATTGTGAATGGTCTTATAAAAGAAAATTCATCTCTACGTAAACAGGTAGAAGCTTTAACTGCTAAACCTAGTGAGGAAGACCAGAAATAAGTCTTTCAGCTAGGCTTTCTGCACGTCTACCTACTTGATCTGCCCAACGTGAATCGAGAGCTTGTTTACTGGCTTCGTTCATGTCGCCATCTTCTATGGCCGCCCACATCTTTTTAAACTTACCTAGTCTTGGAACACCCATATTGAAAGCCATGTCTAAAAGAACCATTTGTCTTTGGTCATCTAGGTCTTCAACTATTGGGTGTTGTTTTACTAACTCATCCCATATAACTTCTATATCATTACTAAGAAGATAGAAAGCTTCATCCTCAGATATACCTCTTTCTTCTAAGTTTCTTCCTACACCTATCGTGACTATCCCAAGAGTATCCTCATAAGGAAAAAGCTCAAGTCCTTCGTGTTCAACCAATTGTTGAATTAAACTGTCCATATCAAATTTCATTGTAAGTTCTTTCTATATTTATCTTCAAGCACTAAATAGTATGCTTTTGTTAATTCTTCTATATCTTTTTGTAATAAAAAAATTGTAGCTCTTGCAGAAACAAGTTCTCTGCGTAG